CGTGGTGATAGCAGTATAATCTTTCATTACACCCTGTATCAATGCATTAGCCTGTGCTGCAACGATACCATTAACATTACTCGTATCCAGCAAATACAAAGCAGTGGCTTGATTAGCGACCGTCAATGCTGGAGTGGTAAATGCCGTGGCATTCAGCAGTTGTCCATCAAAATTAACCCGCATGCGGGGTCGAGACTGATTGCTCCTATATAAAGGATTTTCATTTCTACGTTGATTACGATTTTTATTTTTCGCCATTAGAAGAGAAAAGAAGAATTGAACTCTTTAGCTTTATCACTATCAAAACAGGTGTGGTTAATACCCAACGGGCCCGTGTCGAGTTGACCATACACCCACTCCAACGTGAACTGTTGTGGAAATTCCATTTTGAAAGCTCTAGTGAATGAAGCTCTAGCCTCAGGTTTAATCCCATAATGGATTCGTTTCCGTTTCGGCATCCAGATGGCCATCCCAGAGCTGGTAAAGTTAACATGCTTATGGGCTTTATGTTTAACTTTCCCAAACTTAGACAACCACCTGTAGAACGCATCGTAGACAGGCAGGCCTTCATACAAAGAAAGGCCACCCTGCCCCACGGCACGGATCCATGATGAAATTTGCTCTGGGGCACTAGAGCACACTAAGTCCTTACTAAGAGCTGATAAATTTCGCACCATCCTCCATTCTTCCCCATCAAAAACAGGGTGCATCTGACAGAATTCGATTTCTTCCAACTCATACACGGGTGGTTCCACTTTCATTTTAAACCCTAAGGACTCAAACCAACCCGGTACTTCTTGAAGAAATTGCTCAAGGTCACCACTCTCCATAATTACCACCATGTCATCACCATTGTTCATAACCTCATGGTTAATACCTAGAGTTTTACACAATGAGTATGTCATTGCAGTCATAAGAAGACAATTTCCGAGGGCAGTGTCCATGTCACCACTCATCCTGCATCCTTCAATAACGTATTTAACGAACCCATCTTTAGCGGAAGCATGTCCCCGATTAACAAGCAACATGTTGAGCAAGGATTTGAACTCTTCATCATCACAAAATTTATGATAGATAGAATGTGTCCATTTCAAAGCTTCAACACTACAATGCTGGTCAAAACGAGACGCATCAAGACCGACAGCGCAAGGGGCTTTGAACAACTGCCACTTGGTGTGAAACATGTCACCCAACTGGTAAATGTCGAATCCCTTCGCGATGACAGGTCCAGAGTATAGTTTCCCAAGCTGTCTGTATATGAGGTGTTCCATAGGCTTGACAAATCTACCAATGCTTGCATTAAATCTGGGGTCGCGAGGCTGTATAACACGTGGTGCAGGATCTGTTTTTGCGCTAAAATTAATCTTCTCACATTTAACAAAGGTTGACACTCTAGCATCACGATCGGTCAACGGCATTAATGCCAAACTGTCAACAGCTCGTTGATATCTTGAACGCCGACTTCCGACGAAAGATTCAACGAACTTCTCCAGTGACCATACATCAGATCGAAATGGTTTGAATTCTCGTGTAAAAACATCCAGAGCATTAAATCCACCTTCCAACGGTTTAATGGAAGGTGTACAATTGTTATCAGTGTAAAAGACTCGTTCATTTAACCCTCTCAACAAATTGTTAAGCGAATTGTTATGCACACTATAACAAATTTCAGGCCGAGGGGCATCCAAAACAAATGCCCATCTCTGAGGGTCTCGGGGGCGACTCTCAGTTTTGACCATGATTGAAGGGTGGAGATGGTCAATAAAGTCCACCTTTGTTTCAACACCCTCCAACCTGATCAACCCCCTCATTGAAAACCCTCAATTTTCTTGTTAGCCGCCTTAACTGAATAAGGCGGATTGAAG